AATGATAATTTTGGTACAGGAGGATCGGGTACAAGTATAACATTAACATCAACTGTTGGTTTTCCAACAACTGGTACAAACTATATTCAAGTTGGTACTGAAGAAATTTCTTATACAGGAGTATCTGGAAATGATTTAACTGGAATTACAAGAGCTGTTAGAGGCACAACTAGAGCTGCCCACAGTAATGGTGCAACGGTTACAAACACAAGCAGTTATTCTGCATGGGGCCAAGCAGCAAGCACCACGGATAAAGTAGCAGAGCCAGGTTTATGGGCTCTTGATAATTTAGGTGACACACTAATTGCTTTAATATTTAATGGTGAATGTTTTGAGTGGGATGCAAACGCATCTAACGCTACATCAACAAGAGCTACAATTATATCTGGTGCGCCAACCGCATCTAGAGATATGCTAGTATCTACACCTGACCGTCACTTAGTATTCTTTGGAACAGAAACAACTATTGGTGACAAGACCACACAAGATGAAATGTTTATAAGGTTTTCATCACAAGAAGATATTAACACTTATGCACCCTCAGCAACCAATAGTGCTGGTACACAAAGACTGGCCGACGGATCACGGATCATGGGAGTTGAACTTGGTAGAAATGCAATTTATGTTTGGAGTGATACTGCTTTATTTACCATGCGTTTTGTTGGAACTCCTAATATATTTGCATTTGAACAAGTTGGTACAAACTGTGGACTGATAGGTATGAACGCTGCT